ACGTTCACCACCTTGATGCGAGAAGGTCATCAGGTCATGATGGTCAATGAATACTCCAGTTTCGTCTCGTTCTCTCGAATGAAAACCCTCGGTCTCGACGTCCTCCGTGGGAAGGACCAAAAACCATTCAATGGAACCCTCGACTACGACCTCTGGATTACAATCGATTCAGACATCGTGTTCAAACCACAACAAGTTCTCGAACTCATTGAAAACTCCAAAGAACACCCCGTGGTCTCTGGACTCTACCGGATGGCCGACCTCCAACACTTCGCGTGTGTCCAGGTGTGGGATGAGGACTACTTCAAGAAACATGGGTCATTCAAGTTCCTCCGCCCCGAGGACATCGTGGGTGCCCCAAAGTTCAAACAGGTGGCATACAACGGCATGGGTTTCATGGCCGTTCGCAAGGATGTTCTCGACGCCATGACCTACCCCTATTTCAGTTATCCATTGCAGACCATGACGACGGAAGACGGCACCGTTCTCGAGGACATGTGTTCAGAGGACGTGGCGTTTTGTAAAAATTTGAAGGATGCTGGGTACGACGTGATGGTGAACACGCAGCTCGTGGTGGGACATGAAAAGATGTTAGTCATTTAATTAAAATGCACCTACTCTTGTAAACGATGTTTCAGTTTCCCCGAAAATCTTTGCAGCCTCCGGGCAACTTTCGACGACTTCTCCGACGAACCCTTTCTCGACGGGGTCCACTCTCTTCGCGAATTTTTCATAACCGTTGTGGCTCGCGTGTATCATCGCGCGGTAGCACACCGCGGGATAGACGTAGTGATACAAGAAAATTTGGTCTAAATTGTACATGTCCCTCGAGGGTGGGACCTGTGCGACGAACTCGCGCATGAACGAGAGTCCATCTTGAAACTCCAGGGGTGGAAGGTTGACGTCCCTCAGACCCGAGGGTCTCCCGATGTATTCCAGGCAGTTGTTCCGACATCCCATCGTACCACCGAGGATGGGAACCCGATGACCCTCGTGGTCTCTGATGATGTGAAAGTCCTTCCCAGATGCCAACCATTCTTTTATGAGACGCACCTCTCTTATACTTATTCTTGAATCCGCATCTCTGATGAGTACTGTTGTATCTTTTAAAAAAAGGTCTTCAAATCTCCAAAACATGTTGGAGGCTTTACAGTCGGTGCCTTCATGATGAATGAGCTGGACGTTTGGCTGCGCTTTGAGCCAGTTGATGATGTTGTAAGGGACGCTTTCGTTGTAGTGCACCCTCAAAGTCCAATCTGGGAGGGTGTGTTGGAGCTGTAAAGCATTTTCAACGATGCCATAGGTGTAGACTTTATTAGAACCCCATAGTGAATAGGAGATATACATTACAATTTAATCGTGGTCAATCTTTAACCAACACCCCCAATTTTCGTCGTTAGTGGTGTGTGCGCTCATAGAATGGCGACTGTTAAAGCTACTTTCTTTTTCGTCTCTTTCGTGGTCGATGTGATAAATCGGTGGAAAGTTCGTACCAGTAACCGTACCACCTGACATGATGACTTTATATTGGATTGTCGTGTCTGCAAAATTTCGCTTTTTTTGAGATTCTTCAAAGCCGCGAATTTTCATCAACAAGTCCCTATGCGCGACTTGAAAGTCTCCACACGAGGTCACAACGCTGGCGATGCGATGGTGCATCTCTTCTGGATACTGCGTGATCACGTCTTTCGTGACGCTGAGTGTCGGTGCCATGATTTTTTGTCCAACGACGAGGGGCTCGATGCCGAAAATAAGAGGCATGTATTCCTGGACGTCTTTGACGTTGTCGGAAAATGCTTTTTGTAAATGTTCGAGCTGAATATTCATGCGAGAAAGAACAATCATTTCATCTGGACGAACCTTTTTTACGAGTAGTTCGAGCTGCTCCTTTGGTGGACATATGACATCGACATTCGTGTTGACGATGATGTCACCGGTCGCGCGACGGATGCCAACATTACGTGCCATGACTTCACACATCTTTTGCGCGGGTGCATCGCCAATTATATCTTTGACCATTTCTGGAGTCACTTTGATGGTTTTCAACTTGTCTCGATTTTCCAAAACGAGGCCATCGGTCAAAATATTTTTACCAGTCTCCGTGTTCCAGTCTACGTAGACGACTTCATCGAAGGATTTTAACATGGCGTTGAACGCATACGTCGCTCGCTCATTCAGAAAACCACCGTAGTTATCATTGCGACCACAACAAACAGCACTGACCTTCATTTAATTATTAAATATTCATTATTTCTCTATACCTTTTATATGATGGTTTATAAATAAAATCTTCAGTCTCCATGATGTCCTTGACGTTTTCGTAACCAATGTATTCCTTCTTCATGTCAATCGTGAGGTCGTGTTCATTACGCGCTTGATACACAGTCGCCGGACCGTAGACGACATTGTATCCCATCTTCTGCACAAGGTAGCTTGCAAAGATGTCATCCATGCGTCCAACTTTGTCAAACACAAAGTAATCCTTTAAAACATTTGATGTCAAGATTGTGTTTTGGCTGTTGAAAGGTCCGGGTTTGTCTGAATAGTACCAATCACTGTTAAATGTACACTCCGGTGCGTGTACCATGCGGCACACGGCATCTATGTCTGGGTCGCCGTTCCATAGATTGGCTTGAATGTCAAACTTTGGTGCATCTACGATTGTGTGCGTGATGTTCTTGTTCTTTTCATGGACGTGTTGCAAGGGGAACCCTCGGTGCCAGAGGTGTGGGTAGTTTGTCACACTCAGTGGGTCGAAGAACTTGCACTCCGGTGTGTACTTGCTCACTTTCCCACCGGTGAACAACTCACCCCAGTTTGCCAATGGAATGTTATCGTCGTCGACGGTCGCGATGAGGTCGTACTTTTCTTTTTGCGCGTACACAAATCCCATGTTCCGTCTTTGAATGTTTTTCCAACCGATCATGTCCGAAAGAGATTTGTCCAAATTTTCTTGTTCCTTTGGTGTGATGTACTTGCAACCATCGAGGTTTTTATACTCTTCATGCGGCGTGGTGATGTCGCCGACGACGATGAAGTCCCACCCATCCATCTTTGCATACTTTCTAGTGGCCTCCGTGGGCGCATTGATAGTGGTGGTGACGATGGCCTTGCGCATTTTTTGTAAATAAAGAGGTAATTCTTTATGTTATAAAGGCACATGCGTCTCATATACGAAAAAGACATTGGGTGGGGAAACACCCTCATTCAGATTTCTGACTTTCTTTTTGAATGTTCGAAACACAAAAAAGTGCCACACCTTCCAGAAAACATTGAGTGTATAGATGGCATATCTATCTCCACAGATGCCGATGAAGAAGAATACAAGGCAAATATTTTTATAAACAACGTCACGTTCAACTACGTTCACCCACTCATGCGACAGTTTGTGAATCCGACACAAAAAGTCACGGACATTGTTCGCGAAAATATTCACAACTGTGCAGTAGGTCTTCACATCCGTCGAGGTAATTACGGCCCTGATTCTAAATCAATGGACGAGAACACACACCACCATCACGCCGCGTGGTTTTGTGATGACAACACCCTTCAAAAGTTTATGAAAATAATCGAAGATGCAAAAGAACCTGTGTTCGTTTGTACCGATAGTATGCATTTAAGAGATGAATTGTGTGCGCGATACCCAGACAAAGTTCGGACGAGTAATATTAAAAATATCATTCACAGTCGCGCGTGCGATGCCGGGGACAGAACAGAAATGTTAGTCGATTGGTTTTTATTATCACAGTGTAAAAAGGTGTATGCTACGGCAAAGTCTACTTTTGGATACACAGCCGCCGTTTATGGTAATGCTCAACTCTCGTTCGTCTTCTGAGCAGGTGGGAAGATGGAATCGTAAAAGACTGCATTCTTATCCTGCTGTTCCACCGTCTTGACGTGATAGAATGCGATGAGTGGGTCGGCTTGAAGTGCTTGGACCTTACCACCGACGAGTTTTTCATGAAACTCACCGTCCCAGCGAATGGTGCCATTATTCTTGAAATAACGCAGTTGGTAGTCGGGCCAATTTATCCATCCCGTGTTCGAGATTTTAAAGTTGCATTTTTCCAACCATTCTTGCGTGTATCCAGTGAAAATATTAATTCGTGGAATTGCCATTATTTCGCCATCGAATTGTCTTATATTTTTCAAAAGCAACTCTTGCGGCATCTCGTCGGCATCTATGACAAGTATGTAATCACCGGTACATCTTTCAATTTGGTAATTTCTGTGCGCCGCGAAATCACCTGCAAAGGCGCGTTCCAACACGGTCACATTTTTTTTATGTTTGTCAAGCACGTGACGCACGGCGTCGTTTGTGCGACCGATGTCGTGAAGAACGTTAATGTCGTCACCGACTTCTTTAACTTTTACCAAAAAGTTTAACAAACTATCGAGTTGTTGGGCTTCATCACACACGCAAATGGCGTAGGTAATGTTTGTCATTTAAATTAAAAATATAAGTCTTTCTTTTAATATCATGTACGGCAAAATTGTCGGTAGATTCTTTTTAAAACCCCACCTGCGCCATGAAGATGACGACACCCCAGATACGTGCACCATATCTGAACTCATAGAGACGTGGCCCCTATGGCCGCAATGGATTGCCTCCCTTCCTCATAAAAACATTCAGCTGTACACGATGTTCGAAACGTCCGATGTCCACCCCGACATCATCAAGAATATGAAACTTTTTCACAAAGTCATCGTCCCTCTCGGTTATCTGCGAGACATTCTCGTTCGTCACGGGGTCAACTGCGTGAGCGCAGACTATTACAATTCACCCCTCGTCCTAGACAAACCCCCTGTGCTCACGAAAAAAGTAAATCCAAATAAAAAAATTTTTCTATACGTCGGAACGAATGATGTTCGCAAAAATACAAAAAATTTAGTCAAAGTGTTTGACCAAGTTCTGCGAGGGACCGAACACAGACTCATTCTGAAGACGAACAACAGAGATGGTCTCCCTGACAGCCCAAACGTCGTCTATCGCACGGACCGCATGACCCCTGAACAGTTGGCGGGTCTCTATAACATGTGCGACTACGTCGTGTCCTTCACTCGTGGCGAAGGTGTTGGTTTACCAATGCTCGAAGCGCAATACTTTGGCAAACCCGTCATCGCCCACGACCGAGGGGTGTTTAAACACATCAAGGATGCGTCGTGGATAACTCTCCCATCACACGAGGTTCCCATCGACTACACGGAAGTTCCAGACTTTTTGAAGAAAGTGTTTCATGGAACGTGGTGGGAAGTTGATTACGAAAAAGCAAAATATGTTATTGAAAAGGCTACCCACGCTTATTAAAAGATTAGAACATTACATGTATAAATGTGGTGCCCAAACGACCAACAAGGATTCTTCCAAAGCACCACGGGTCAAGTGCACAACGATTGTCTCACAGAATGGATTACCCGCATGTGCCGTGACCCTGAGAACAAGTCGTTCCTCGAAGTAGGGACGTGGAACGGCTTGGGGAGCACGCGTGCCTTTGTGAACGAACTCAAAGACAGAACTGACACGATTTTCTACTCGCTGGAGTGCAACACCGACAAGGTTGCGTACGCACAAAAGTTTCACGAAGGCGTGGCGAACGTGCACATCCTCAACGAAGTTCTCGTGCATCTCACACCCGAGCAGGTCTACGAGGTGTTCCCCCAAGCGAGGGACGACCCCGAGTTCAATCGATGGAACACCATCGACATTGCTAACATGAAGGAGTGCAAACTGTTCGACGCGCGCGAAGATTTCGACGTCATCCTCCTGGATGGTGGTGAGTTCACGACGTGGCACGAATTTCAAAAAATTAAAAATCACGTCAAATATCTCCTCTTGGATGACACGAACACGAACAAGTGCACGAAAATCGTCGAAGAAATCAAGAGCATGCCTGAGACGTGGAAAATTTTGGAACACGTCACCGACGAACGCAACGGTGCGATGTTAGTTCAACATATCTGTAATTAAATCTTCTATGGAATGTTTTTGTTCCCATCCAATGTTTTTAATCTTAGATGCATCACCGACGAGCGCGTCGACTTCACACGGACGGTAGAACTTCGGAGACACCTTGACCACGACCTCGCCGTTGACCTTTCCGATTTCGTGCTCACCCGTGCCTTCCCACGTGACCTCCTTCCCGAGATGCTTGAGACACATCGTGACAAAGTCTCGCACGGAGTGGGTCTTGCCAGTGGCGACGACGTACTCATCGGCCACGTCCTGTTGCAGCATGCGCCACATGGCTTCGACGTAATCCTTGGCGTGTCCCCAATCCCTCACGGCGTCGAGATTGCCCAGCTCGAGGACTTTTCCACTCTTCAACCCTTCGGTAATTTTCTTGGTCACGAAATCTACGCCACGGCGGGGACTCTCGTGATTGAAGAGAATGCCCGAACACGCGAAGAGACCGTACGATTCTCGGTAGTTTTTCACGAGCCAGTGCGCCGCCACCTTTGACACACCATACACCGACCGCGGGTAAAACGGCGTCATCTCTCGCTGTGGGGTCTCCTGCGCCTTACCGAACATTTCCGAAGTCGAGGCTTGGTAGATGCGATACTTAGAAGGGTCTTTACTCTGTCGCACACTCTCCAAAATGTTCAGCACACCCAAAGTGTTCGTCTCGAACGTGTACCTTGGACACTTGAACGAGGTGTGCACGTGGCTCTGCGCGGCGAGGTTGTAAATCTCCACGCGTTCGTAGCCGTCGCAGTCTTGAATCATCTTATGAATGATGGGGTGGTCCAAGACATCGCCGTCGTACAACTGCACTCTGTCGAAAAAGGCGTGTTCCGAACGACACGTCGAACGTCGCACGAGACACTTCACGTCGTAGCCCTTTTCTAAGAGGAGTTCGCATAGGTATGAACCATCCTGTCCCGTGGCACCCGTAACCACGGCGACGCGACATTGCATTTGAAAAGTAAGGCTTATTTTATCTTTAACTGGTTCCCTCGATTACAATGTAATTAATTCACGCCACTTCTCTCGAACCTCGCGCTGTCGTGTTTCGTTATGCGCCGCCATCGCTCGCGACACCGCCCCAAAGTCGGTCTTCATGAGTTTTTCTCGGAGGTCCTCCTCGCTGTCATAGTACGTGATGTGTGGAAGATGATAATAGTCCGCGCGTTCAATCCACCAGTCGATGTCCGCACACGGTGCGAGGTTGGGGTGTAAAGTGCCGTAGACCGATTTCAGAGTTCCCATTTGTTTTAAAAATTTCTTCGTCGGGAAGAAGAGTGGAACGTTTGCGGAATATTGTTCAAAGATGGACATCGTAGAAATTTCATACGGTACGTGAACGATGCCCTTGAACGAATAGAGGTCTTGCCAAGTGTACCTTCCCGGATACGTACCGTGTTGGATGACACCGTCTCGGGTGCCCGTCCACTTTGCACCCGTGTAGAGACATAGGGATGGGATGTAGGTAGAATCCACACCGGCGCCCATCTTGAGATATTCCTGGTCGGCTCTGTTGTTGGACACGAAGTGCACATTCTTCATCGTCCTCAACTTTTCGTTGAGCCAATTCCAACCATCGATGTCACCGCTCCACGAAAAAGGTTGTTCGTAGCGACAGCTGTTGACCACGATGATGGGTTTCTTGAAACTTTCATACAGAAGGGCGAACACCGGGGTATGGGTGACGAGAAATCCATCGTATTCATCAAATGCGTCTCTGTACGTTTCGGCGAATTCTTCAATCATGGCGGGTGTTATGTTTTTCCACGTGTACTGGTTCACCACCTTGACATCCGCCGTCGGTTTATTAAAGACCCAGTTATGTCCAGATATGGACCAGTTTGTGATTTCAACGCCCTCATCTTTCAATATGTGCGTGACATCCGCGACCACGGAGATGTGTAAGTCGATGTTCAGTAATCGCATTAAAAAAATAAGGCGTTTCTTTTTTAATCGCGAAAAATGAATCTCATCAAGGAGCGCATGGAGTTTGGCAAGGCCAAGTATGGCCACGGGGTCAGGGTCACCGACGACACAACCACCTGGGGGACCCCTTCCAACTCATGGATGCACATGGCCCTCGAGGAGTGTCTCGACGGCATCATCTACGTCGTCGCCGATTACATACGGACGAGAGAGGTCGTACACAGTGAACCCGACGACAACAGACGCATCCTCTACCTCCTAGAAAATCCCCAACTCATCAATAGCGAGAAACACAGAGACATGGTCGACGCGTTTTTTAGATTAATTAAAATGTGTTCATAATGTAATTACATACAGCATGCGTGCCATACAGAAAGCGAAGACGTGGCAGTTCGCGGGAAAGTTCCTATTAAAGAATGCCACCACCAAAAACAAAGCAGTCGTAGGACGTTGGACGAAAGAACAACTCCTCGACCTGGGTCCCACCTTTGTGAAATTGGGTCAAATCGTTTCGACGAGAGGGGACCTCTATCCCGTGGAGTTTTGCGCCGAGCTCGAGTCGCTCCAGGACGACGTCCCTCCCGTGGCTTACGATGACGTGCGACGGTACGTGAACCAGAAACATTTCGCCTGGTTCGATGAGGTCCCTTTTAAATCGGCATCCATCGGCCAGGTCCACCGCGCCCAACTGGTCACGGGGGAGGACGTCATCGTGAAGGTGAAACGTCCAGACATCTACAACATCATGAAGAGCGACATGGACAACGTCAGAGACATCGTGGCCCTCCTCGAACGCGTGGGCATCGACACCGGCACGGGTACGGGCTACGTCCTCGACGAGAGCATTGACAATCTCTTGGGGGAGACCGACTATAGGAAAGAGGTTCAAAACGCCATCCTCTTCAGACACAACTTTCGTAAGGTGCCGTGGGTCAAGGTTCCACGCATCTACGAAAACCTCTCCTCCCCCAACGTCATCGTCATGGAGTACGTCCCCTCGGAAAAGTTGACAGACATTCAAACGGAGGGTGTGAACAAAAAGAAACTGTGCGGCGCCCTCATCAACAGTTACGTCATGCAAACCATGGAACACGGGTTCTTCCACGCCGACCCCCATCCGGGGAACATTGGATTTCTCCCCGAAGGACGTTTGGTGTTCTATGACTTTGGTTTGGTCATCCCAATCAACGAGGAGCTCAAATCTGGGTTCATGGAACTCCTCGTGCACATCATCAACAAGGATACGAAGAAAATCGTGGAAACCCTCGTGGCCCTGAAAATCATCATCCCCATCGCCACCGACTTGGGGGACATCGAGGTCTTCTTCGAGACCATCTTGGACTACCTGGGCACCTTGGATGTGAAGGACCTCATGAACGACGAGGTCATCGCCAACCTCGCGAGAGAGAAACCCTTCATCCTCCCGACGTCGTTCATTTACTTGGCGAAGGCGTTCTCACTGGTGGAAGGGACGTGTTTAAAGTTGGACCCTGATTTTAATTATTACACATACTTGGAACCCATCGTAAAAGATAAAGTCACCGAAGCGATTGACATTAAGGGTATGTTACAGACGACCTCGGAGATGCCGACGCGAATCAAAAACATAAGTACCGCCGTCCTAAACTTGGAAAAGAGTAGGACCGCGATGAAACGTTCGTTGGACCGCACCCAGAGGGAGGTGCGGTTCGCGCTCTACAGTACGTTGAGCGCCATCTTAGCGGTGGAGCAGGATGATAAAGTCTTGATGGCCATGTTCACAGTCATGGCGGCGTGGTTCGCCCTCACTTCTCGAAAAAGTCGATAGACGTGTCGTTCTTCTTCTTCTCAGACTTTTCAAAGTACTCTCGGTGTTCGCGGAGCAGTTCTTTCGAACGACGCATCTCGTCCTGACCGATGTCTTTGATTTTATCCGCCATGCGTTGGAGGTCTTCGCGTCGCTCTTTGGCGAGGCGCTTGCGGAACTTTCGAAGCTTCTTGGGTTCACCGCAGGTGACCCGAACCGGGGAGAACATCATGGCGAGCATTTTCTGGTTTAGACAAGAAACGCGGTAATTCTTTATACGATGGACACTGGGGAAGATTTCATGGAAAAATGTGATGTTTGCGTGTACGAGTGGGGGTACATACAAGCACACCCCTCGTGTACGAAACACATCAAAAAACTAATCGTGGTCGGGACGCCGAACCCCGACCTCGCGCTCATACGCAATTCACGAACGTTCTTCACGAAGATGGACTGGATACACTACTTTGTCGCGAAAATTCTCCCTGAAATAACTCAACCCTTCGAATTGGTCACGCATAACTCAGACTATCCGAGCGGGGGCGTGCAGCCCATTCTTCAACACCCGCTTCTCGTGCAGTGGCGTGGGTGCAACATGATTCCTCACCCGAAGACGTGGGGTCTCCCTTTGGGTTTAGAAAACGTGGACATGTGGAGACGCACGGATAAAGGGCACATCGCTCGGTGTGCGTCGACCATACCGAAGACCAAACTGATGTACTTTAATTTCAACGTGGCGACCAACCCAAGAGTTCGTTCGAAGTGTGAGACCGACCTCCTTCGCCAGGGATTTCCCAAAAACAACGCGAAACCATGGAAAGAGTACATCGAGGAGTTGGCGCAGTACCGTTACTGCGCAAGCCCAGAGGGCAACGGTGTCGACTGCCACCGAACATGGGAATGTCTCGCCCTCGGGGTCGTTCCCATCGTTTTGAAAAATCCAGTCATGTACACGTGGTTTAAAGACCTTCCAATACTTTGGGTAGATACGTATGAAAATTTAAATCTCAGTCCATAACAAATCATAATGTCCGCGGTCACCGACAGGTTGTACTCCATCGCCCAGAAAATCAACAGCAAGCAGCTCGACACCGAGCTCGGCTATGCACCGATCGTGACGATGGTGGTTCCGTTCACTATCCTCTACGTCCTCGCGAACCTCACCGGACACGACATCGTCGACAAGTGCGCCGAAGGCAAACTCTCAGGAAAGGAGGACATCAAGAAATACCTCGATTACACGCTCGTCATCGCGGCGACGATCCCGGCCACCCTCTTGTACAGCAAGCTCGTGACCAAGGACGTTCCGGGGTACATCGCGGCGTTGTCTCTCATGACGCTCGTCGGCACCGCCCTCATCGCCAACGCCATGAACAAGTGCGAAAACGCCAACGACACGGAAAAGTGGTACAACGGTGTGTACATGGCCATCTCCGCCCTCGCGTTTTTGTTCAGTGTTTTTATTATGGTGTTCGCGTAAGACAATGCTCGACGCCATTCGTGTCCTCGGAGTGCTCGCAGCCTACGTGATGCGTAGGGTGGGAACACTGAGTGTCCAGGAGAAAGTGGAACTGCTCCGACTCATAGGCCTCATCGCGACGAATCCTCACGCTTCGTATCGCGTAACAGCACTTGATTCAGGGCATATAATTGAAACACCAGACCGACGCCTGTGTACACTGCCGAGTAGTTCGCCCCTTTTCTTGTCTGATACAGAATCCATAGGACATTGGCGAGAATCCCAATCATCAGGTAGCGCACCGACAGATTGTCCACCTCATCCAGGCGGTCGTACATCTGGTACAGACCCAGTGTGACCGCGGTGCCCGCCAATACGTTATCGACGTTCATTTATTATCTGCACATAAAATAAAAATCAAGATGGACGCCATCCTCGCAAAGTTTCAAGGAAAGTTGGACAGCAAGAAAGTGCTCGCCACCGTCAAGGAAATCGAAAACGTGTACATCGCGGACGGGTTCACCAAGGAGGACATCCCCCCGATCGTGGCCAAGCTCATGATGATGTCCGCGGGTCTCAACAAGCTCACCGGTCCGGAGAAGAAGAAGCTCACCGTGGGCATCTTGAACTACCTCATCGAACAAATCGAACGCGGTGAGGAGGACACGGAGTTCGAGATGATTTTGAAATCCATGGTTCCGGCCATGGTCGACGGGTTCGCGGGCATGTTAAAGTTGAAGAAGTGCCTTCCGTGTTTCAAATAAAGATTCGATTACACTAATGAACTAAGTATGGCTTTCCCATCGCTGGAAACTATCGTTAAGTACGGCATCTATAGCGCCCATCAATTAAAAAAATATCATGAAGGTCTTCTGCCGCCCAAAAAAGTCACCATCCTGAGCGAGTGCGACGCCTGCGACTTCGTCTACGAAGCCGGCGACTGCCCCAACTGCTTAGGTTTAATCAAAAGCCCCAAAGCCGACTCCAAAGAATTGTGAGTTCTCTGCAAGGGTTTCTTCCTCCGAAGCGTCAACGCATCATCCGAGGTTTCTCCCACCACTGGTTTCGTCGTGGGTGAAACGTAGGGTACTGCCACATCTCTCTCGTTTTCCGCGTCGATGGGTTTTCTCGGACCTTTGTCAATGACCCCGTGCTCCCTGAACTCCTCGATAGTCATCGAGCCCCCGAACACTTCTAACTCGTACCGTTTCGGTGCCATGCGCACCGGACCCAGCACCCCGTACATTTGTTTCCTCATGCACATGATGTTCCCCATGATGCGCCCACCCAGATTTACCCCGTAGTTGTCTATCGCAAACGCCTTCATGCAACTCCACGAACAAAACTTGCCATAGGTGTAAAACTTTCGTCTCATCTCGTCGTACTTCTTAGGCATCTCCAGGGGCTCGTCCTCGAAAGGGTGGCAACACCACCAGCACCACATGTCTGTGTCTTAAAAAAAAATATACTCTTTAATTAAATGGACTCTGGACTACTGTTAATCATTGGTCTGGGTGTTCTGTTGGTCATCGTAATCGCGTTCATTGTGGTGAACGAGTCCAAGAAACGGTCGGAACAGGATGCCCTCAGGAACACCGCCGATAAGTACATTCGAGAAGAGAATGCCCGGAACGAAGCACTCGCGCGTGAAATGGAACTCGACCCAGATGAAATACAGGCGTGGATTGATGAAGCCTATCAGGCGGAGTGTATGGTGCCACCACCGTGTCCGGGATTGACCGTCGTGAATGAGGAGACCGGGTGCTGCGACCTCACGGATGCTGAAATGACAAAGTTTCAACAAGCCATGAAAATCACCGAAAGCATTTTGTACAGCGTGGCGTTGTCGTACGCCTTCAGTAAGACAGTGAGTGGCCTGTACGCGGCGAGTAAGCAGGGTGTGAAAATAACGCGAAGCGCTGTGCAGGGCATTTCACGAAGCATGGGTCGGGTGGCATCTCGCGGTGCCTCCAGGGCCGCCACGCGGACGAGTACGCGATACGGTCTCCGTCTGCTCAGTAGAGCCGCCGCGAAAGTGGGCATGGGTCCCGTGGGTCTCGCGGTCTTGGCGATGGAGCTGGTGAGTTTTGGTCTCGACATAGCCGACCCCTTCGGATTCGACACGTATCAAGCGAACAAGGTCTCGAAAAACATGCGAAATGCGTACGAAGTGCAGGTACAAAAGAGCACAATGGAGGGTACGTTGGAGGAACGCACGGATTTCCCTTTGACCTTCCCCCTCGCTCTCGCCTACCCCGAACACAACGATGACTTCTTTGAGGCATACATGGCTCGATTCACGGTCGACGCCTTGGAACTGATTCCAGAAGACCAACTCACCAATGTCATCATTAATCTCCTTGTCGGTGAGGATGCGAACGATTTCCTGTCAGAAGAACAAATTGAAAACGCGGCAAAGGCGTTCGAAAACGCGTTCCAAATGGTCGATGCCGTGAAACGCGTCGAACGAGACGATTTCATATACAGTTTTTACAAAGACAAGGGTCTCGATAAAAAAATCGAACGAGTGCCATTCATGAGCACGGCACGTAGATACGGGGTCACGCTCTCTAAAGAAGGATGTGATGAATATAACGCGCGCATGAAAGAAGACCACAAAAAGTATGCCGCGATGCACAATAGGTATGGCACGGATGCAAAATGTTTGAAACGTCTGAGTAGTGCAGTGTGTGAGCAAAGGCTCGATGAGATTGTCGACACCACCGAGTTAGAACCGGGAACAACGCTCATCCTTGGCGACTCCCAAAAATGTCAGTGGGATGAAAACGAAGGGGTGGATGGTACTTGCATAGATGTGGAGGCTG